GGAACAGCGGCGTACCTTCCTCGGCCACGAACTCCGCCGCAGAGAGTCCCTTAGCATCGGGCACCAAAGGTATCGTCAGCATCTTCGCGCGCACCGGCGTAATGGTGCCCCCGGTCGTCTTCCACTTAAGCAACCCGAACGTGTTGGTGATCGTCACCCGTTTGCCGCTGACGACCGGATCCTGCCAGCCGGCCACAACCTGTTGCCAGAAGAGGTTGCTCCGCGGCCCCGCTATGTACCGGTCGCCCTGCCATTTCTGCCGAAACCGCGTATGATAGCGGCGCAGATAATCGGCCGTGTCCCGGCCAGCCTGGTTGAGCACAATGCTGGATAACGCCGCAATCTCATGCAGCTTGCGCTTAAAAGCGACGCTCTGTTGGACTTCAACCTTAACGTTCATATCTCACCAGTAAGGCCACGCCGGTGTCTGTGGTTGCCAGAACGGGTAAGTGCCGCCGTAATCCTCCCCACCATCCGTATCGGCTTTCTTCTGCGGAATCGTCCCGCCTGGAGCCTGCGGTGTTGCCGCCGAAAGAATAATCAGCTTCCCGCTAGCTACATCGTTCAAGAGCGCGTAAGCCTCGGTGTTCTCGGCCTCGCGCCATTTAGTGATCAGCTGGGTCCCGGGCAGATGCGTCAGGAACTTGTAGCGCGCGATCGCCACTGCGGCTCCATAAGTCTCTTCCGGAATCATCCCGGGCGGATACGGGATGAACACTTGGTTCGCCTGATAGGAGTTCACCTTCCCACGAACCATGCTGACGACGCTCGAAACGATCTGCGCCAGGTCGGCGGCCGAGCTCGGATCCGTCATCTGGTTCTGCTCGGTCGCCGAAAGGCTGTTCAATACGTCGTCAGTTATTAATGGGAGCCACGCCATAGCGCTACTTCTTCTTCTGCAGTTAACACATGACGCTTAGTCACATCCCAAGTGACCCAGTACTCTTGACCGCAATCGTAACATCGAACCTTTTCTTCTATTCGGTCGCCTTTTTGAATCGACTCGACCGGAAAAGCAACCGGCATTCCGCGACAGTGCGGGCACTTCAATACCTCTTTATTTAGGTCAATCATTTCTTCTTCGGGATCTTGGCCCCGCTCTCTCGCGCCTTGGAATAAGCGGCCGCCGCAGCTTGCTTGACCGGGTGACCGCTCTTAACCATCTCGCGGATATTACTGGCGATTGTCGCCTTACTCTTGCCTGCTTTTAACGGCATAAACCTCCTTCACAATCCGTACACCCTGATGATGTCATGGACCGGCCAAGTCTGGATCACTCCCCACGGAATTGCTCCGTCCCCTTTGGTCTTAGAATCATGACGCGGCCAGCAAATGATCTCCCGCCGCGTCAAGGTGACCGGTGCCGCTTGTACTTCAGCCTCTGCCATAGGTCAACCTCCTCTTAACTAACCGTAAAGCGATATGCCGTCGCCTGACCCGTCAATTTAATTTTTTGATAGAAAGAAGCTTTATATTTGTCGCTGGACGTGTCTTCATCACGCCAACTCCGGATCCGGGTGAACCGGCCCGCGACATTCACGAACGTCTTCATGAAGCTGGGGTCGTACTGGCTCGGGCCGTCCTGCCCGAAAAAGACAATCGCATCACTATTCACCCCGCCTTCATAGAGCGCGCCTTGGTTGACTTTCGCTTCCATCGGCACGTTCCACAGTTGTACCGTGTTCTGTGGTGTCACGGCCTGCACCAGCACTCCCTGGAACCGGCCACGCACGTTCGGGTTGTTCTGGTACTTAACCCAAGCCCCCGAATCGAAATAGATCCGGTTAGGCACCACCCCGTAATTGTCGGCAATGTATTTACAAGCCAAGTTAATCTCGTTAACCGGATCAACCGTAGTGGTCGACCAGGCCCCAGGTGTCGCCACCGTCGGCAACGCCACATTCGCTGTCAGCGTCCGCGCCAAGGCCAGCACCAGATACAGGTTGTTGTTCATTACGGTATTGACCAGGTCCGTGATCTTGCGCTGCTCCAGCACCGCGATATTGGCCGGGTTATTCTCCCGTTCCTGATCGTCAATGAACGTCGCCAGCCCATACTCCGTATTGATGTCCTGCAAATCGTTTACCGAGAGATGCAGCATCTTGGTCGCTCCACCCACCGCCCGGCGCATATCGATCGCCGTAAACGCGTTGCCAAGCCCGTAATCCTTGTAATGATAAACGCCGCCGCCCACCACGACTTCCGGCGCTAGAAAGGAACCGATTTGATTCTTTTTCTCGTAATCGGCCACCACGCCTTGGCTGAAGGTTAGTAACTGAACATGATCTTTGTACATAACAGTATTTCCTTATTACTTAGTGCTAACCTTACGCTTGCAGATCGGTGAAAAACGCGACCTCGATGTTGCCCAGTGCATCCGGTTTGCCGCTGACGGCCCAGCCCACCACTTTACTGGCGGTCACCACCGCACTGATATTCTGGAAATTCGCAGCGCCCTGATAAACAACCGTCCCTTGCTGAAAAACCTGCCCCGCATCAGGCGTCATCGAAATGGTGTATCCGCCTTTAATGGCGACCGGCACATAATTAAGGCCCGGAGTGCTGATATCCGAGTCAGAGAGTGCGATGCCGTAAATACGATCGCCGGAACCCGCTACCCTAGCGTTGCCGTCCGCACCTGCGGCACCAACCGCAAAGGAGACCAGTTGCCCCCTTAAAATCGTGTTCGTGGTCGGTAAGGGCACAATCCCCGGATCCCTGACCAGTGTTCCTACTGTACTCATTTGTAATCTTCCGTTGTTTTAATTGTGAATTGAATTGTTAGGAGTGTTTTTATGCTTCGACAGGAAATATTTCCGGATGCTCGCGCTTGGCCTTGTTAAAGGCGTCGGTGTAGTTCAAGCCAGGGTGGGCTTCCTGCACCTCGGCAATCGCCAAGTGCTGCGCCTGGACCAGGTCGGCGTCGTTCTGGCCACCTGCCACCCGCTTGGTGTCGCTTGCCTTAACATCGATTACCCGCTGCAAAAGCGGATTAACCTGTAGCGAGGCCAATATTTTCTTGGCGCCCACAAAATTACTCGTCAATTGTGCCAGCCAAAAATCAATTGCCCCTTGATCCTTGCTCGGAATTTTGCCCTCGGCGATTGCTGACTCGACCACCGTCATCGCCTCGGCTTTCTGCACATCAGCCACCTTGGCAACCAGCGCCGTGTTCTCGCTCACCAAGCGCGCATTGGCCGCCTGCGTCAGTGAGAGCGCCTCATGCATGCCGACCACCGCCTTGATCACCGTCTCGGGATCATCCGCCTGCTCGGCGGTAATGACCTCCAACTCTACTAGCTTCTCAGCTACTTTTATCATCTCTTCATTTTCTCCTGCGTCATCCGCCGACGCCGCGATTTTCATTTTTCTGTCTCGGAAAGCTGGATTGTTGACCAGACTGCCCACCTCACCATCATCGGGTAGCCCGGCAACTTTGCCGCTCTTACTCAGCATAAAGGTCGGGCTGAAATAGCTGTAGTTGCGACCGGTCACATCCTGTTTTCCGCCTTCAGTCCAGTCGACAGCTAAGATCACGCCACGCTCATCGTCCCAGCGGAATTCTTTAGGATGAAACGAGGCCGGGCCCGCGTTATGATCATAGCCGGCGTAAGGCTGAATCTCAGCGCCTAAGCGTTTCTCCAGATCCGCCTGCAATACTTGCGCCACGCCCGCGTCGACCTTGACCTTAACCTCATGACCGGGCCGCTTTGGCTTAATCGTGATCGCCTCGCCACGCGGCATATAAACAATCTCCTCAGGTGTCTGGCCTTCCAGATCTACGCTGGTCGCCGCATAAACCAAGCTCGACTCGGCCTTATCCTTTTCATCATCGCCATCGTCGCTAGTCCCAATTCCTAGCTTCTTGGCCGCCGCACGAATTTTCCCGCCAATCGTCTTCTGATCCTCCGCCGAATACTTCGCCCGGTTCTTTGGCATGCCCCAGTAGCTGAGCGCAGCCTTGACGTGTGCCTCGGTATCCAGCGGGTACTTCTTGTTTTTCGCGTCCGCAAAGGTCACATCGCCGTATTTGCTTTTACCTTCCTCTGGCGAGGTGTCCTCGCGTTTCTCAATCGCCATTACAGTTTTCATCTTTTCGTTACCTTTGTTCTCGCCATCGGTTGCGCCTCTTTCACCTCTTCACCCATAGGGTGAATCCCTTGTTGCAACAGCACACTCAAGCTGGCCAGTTCGGCGTGGAACTCCTGCAGTTTGATCTGACAAAGTTCCAATCGAGCCGCCAAAGCCATTTCCCCGCTTTCCACGTAATGCAGCATCGCATTGAGCCCGTCGGCTAAGGCCAACACCGCGGCGGCAGGGTCCCCGTGATCAATCTCACTGACCGCCTTAGCAATCTGCGTCTTGATCCTGGCCCGCCTTTCCTCTCGATTGATCATTTGTCTTCTGGCACAGGACCGGGTGATTTACGTTCATTCCAGCGCTCAACAGCTTTTATTGCGCCAGCTTCATTTGGCCCATCACTGCCACATGAATTACATTGCACAAACATAGGATAATCTGAATCCTTGCTCTCACGCACACGGAGATCCCATGATCCGCAAAAAGGGCAGGCTTTAGCCTGGAGTTGGACCTCAAATTCAATCTTCGCTGTCTTATCGTTCATCGTCTCTTGCTCCCGGGTTTACTGACAAACCGCCCGGTCTCCGGGTGATGATGCGGGTTGCCTGATACCGTTTGATGGTAAATATCCACCCCGCGATAGCGGGTCTTGAAATCGATTTTGCAACGGCAATTCCGATGATGATTCGCAGCCATCTCCCCATCCAAAAACGGCTCGTCGACCGGTATCCAGCCTTGCGCCGAAATGTCTTTACATAACTGGCACACTTTCGCGTCGCCCATATCGACGTTCTCTTTGCACATCAGCCCGACTTGCGGCATCGGCTCCCCGCGCTTCACGCCAACCTTGCGCTTAGGCGGTTTTGACGGCGGTGCCGGAATAAAGCGGCCAGTCTCCGGGTGCCGGTGCTCGTGACGCGCCTCAACTAAGCTACCATCATCCGGATCATCGTCATCGTCCGGGTCGCCGTTACTGGCATACGCCTCAGCCAATCCCGAATCATCGGGGCCTTTGTTGCCCCTTATGGCAATTGATCGCCCATCGCTATCATAGATGATGTTACTGGCCCCCACCCGCTCCACGATGTTCGGCTTTAATGCTGCCGGCTGATTCCCGTTCGGCGCGTGTTCGGGCTGCGGCTTAACGCCATCGGGTTCCGGCTGCACACCAAATGGCGATTGCTTGGGCATTGCCTGTAAGGGTGTCGCCGGCGGCACATAAACATCATCGCCTTCATCCGGCTTGGTAAACTCGATCCGTTCATAGAGCTCCGAGTTCAAAACCGGTACCTGCATCTGGTTAAAGAGAATGTTGTACGCCTGCGCCAGATTGAACAAATCGACTGGGTCCTTAATGACCGGTGCCAAAACCGGCAATTCATCGATCGACCCGAAATTGTACTGCACTATCCCCGGGATCAGCTGCGTCGTAATGACCTTGGCCACATAGCGCGATGCGGCCTCCAAAATCTCGTCCATGACCTTGTGGTGCACCATCCCGAGCGCCCGGTTGCCGCCACTCTCCCGCACCTCGGTCGTTAGCGTCTGGCCTAGCAACATGATGTCACAGACCTTGTCGGCCTCATCAACCAGCCGCTCCTGTGGCATATGCTGACCCGTTCCGCCAGCCGTCCCTAGCACTTCAACCTTGGTGTTCACCGGGTATACGCCCCAGGTCGCCGTGGCGCTATTACGCATCATCTGGACCAGCTTCTGGTAAACCACATCGTCCCCGGGCTGATAGTAAGCAATCCGTTGCGGGATCCCGAACAGCTGCGCATAGCTCATGAACCATTCCAGCCCGAACCGGCTAGCCAACCACCACGCCGTCAGGCACCGCATCGGGCTGGTAAACACCGGGTGATTGGCGTGGCTCTGCTTCACGCAGACCAGGAATTTGTACGGCGGAAAATCGACCAACTGCGTGCCGCCCAGCATCCCGCTAGGGTTAAGCATCAAGCGGTCGATGTCGTCGAGTACGTAAGGATAGCGGTAGTAACGCGCCGGTAGCCACCTTGTACATTGCGGCACGATTCCCCCATTGCGCTGCTCCCAGTAGACTTCCATCACCGTGAAGCCGGCAATCAGCGAGTCAGTAATATCCTCGAGCGTCTGCTCAAAATCGTGCTCCTGACGCGCCACATCGCCGTGCATCCCGAATAGTGCATCCTCGACGAAATCGGCTTTCTCCTGGGCGCTACTCGTCGGCTCCTCGTCGCCCTCGGTGAACGGATGCACCACGTACTCCATGCTCGAGACCGCCTGTTTAAGTTTGCCGAGGTTAGTCTGGAGCCGTGGCCAGGTATCGACCATGAGCGACCATAATTGATCTTGCCAATACAGATCGCCGACAATTGCCGAGTAGAGGATGCCCTCGACGTCACTTGGGAACAGGCGCCGTTTAAGCTCCCGAAGCAACCGGTCCTGAACCTCGACGTTGATCATCGGCTCAGTCACAGGCGTATGAGCCGTGTCCGGTATCGGCGGCGTACCGGGCACATTCAGGTTCAGCACCTCTGGGTTCTCAGCCATTCGAGTTTAGCCAGGCCCAAATCCAGTAACAAACCAATCCGACAAAGCCGATCCCGGCCACCGCCCACAACAGAATATAAAGAATCGGGCGTTCATTAAACGCTCCTGTCATCGCACCCCTCCGAAGTGAATCCCGGCTAGTGGCAGGAACAAAAAGATAAGGGACAAAACGATGATCACTACGCAGACCACCATCACGACTTTGAGGATTTGCGGCGGGGCGAACTGCGTCGCGATCCAGTAAAGCAGGCAGACAATGCAAACGAGGACTAACCATTGGATTAGGGCTACGATCATTTCACGTCACCGTAAAATCCAGGGCGTTGCTCTCCTGCCCGTCGCCGTTCGTCACGCTGACCGGTAAAGCACCGGGATAGGCAATGTGCAGCGCGCCACTGAAGAGCACGCTCAGATCAGTCGGCGAAACGCTGGAAGGCGCTATGCTGTGCGCCTCGCCAATGTTGACGCTCGCAAAAAGACCGAACCCAGTACCGGTAATGTCTACCGTGATATCGGCTCCGGCCGGCCCGGTCGCCGGATTAAGCGCCGTGATCGCAGGTGCGGCCACGGCAATACTCGCGTAATAGTTTGCCACCACATAAATATCGTGGTCGTTATCTACAAAATCATCCGGATAACCGGCTCGCAACTGGTTCCAAGCATGGCTCCAATGCACTCCTGGCATCGAGGCTTTTATGTCAGTCATTGCCGTTGTTTGGGCGGCAGTCGGCGCAAAGGCAAATTCGTCACTCATAGGTTTTTAAATGGCGCGCCGGGGCTTTTACGAGCCGAGAACCCATATACTCGGCAATACGGTTTCTCTGCTTCCGGCGCATTAAAGTTAGTTTTTTGTCTCATCGCTTGTACTGGCAAAACTGCCTGTTACTGCCGGCGCGCTTTCCTTGATCTCTTGGCGCACGGTGATCTGCCGCTGCTCGATGCGCTCCAGCCGCGCAATGATGTCGGCGAGCTTAGCTAAGATTTCCTGT